CGGCAGTATCAAGTCCAGCCAGCGCGACAACGGCAAGGATCGGCTTGATCATTTCGACCTTTCCCGAATGCATTGCGGGTCGGTACACGGAAGTTCGCGGTGCCGATTACGGGTCATCAATGCATTGCCCTCAGCGTCACGAGCCGTGCGAGTACAGAACGGGCAGAACCGAGTCACCGGGTTCAGGTACCATTTCTCGTCACTCTTATACGGACTCACCGAATTGTCTCCTATTCGATCACGTCACATGAACAAACCCACTGCTATGAAACACGTCACAATAAACGCTGTGACGATGAATGCCAGGCATCCCTGCATCAAAACCTCTTTGTCTTAGGGCAGTTGAAACACGCCAGTACGTGATCGGTTGAAATAAACCAGTAGTGGTCGCACTTACGGGGAACGATCCAGAACAGTGCTCTCATTTTTTATCCGCCTTCGGATACAAGTCAGCGGCAACCTCGACAACCAACAAGGTGTATTCAGCCTTCGTCCTGGAAGTATCGGGACCGTAACGCTTATTCACCTCTTTAAGTACTCGGGTGTACTGACGTCCGTTAAGGCGCTTGAGGACTTGTAAATGAGTCTCAGTTGTCATGTCTACGAATATACACACATGTCTACTGATCCGCAACCCACTCGATCAACTCTTCGTCACCGGTATGCCACCCCGGGGACCGGCCGGGTTGAGCCCACGCGTCACGAGACGGCGGCCGGACCAGTGCCAGGCCCAAACGGATCAGTGCCCGGGGATCGTCCCGGAAGTGCCCTACGAGCTGATTGCACGGTCCGCAGAGCAGCATCCGGACCTCACCGGTTCGGTGGTTGTGGTCGACCGCGAGCGCCTTGACCGCACCGGTCGCCCGACGGCACCCCCAGCACCGGCCGTCCTGGTACTCCTCCAGGGCGGCCAGCATCTCCGGGCCGATGCCGTACGTGCGCCGGACGTGACCCTCGCGCGCCCGGCGCTTACGTACAGCTTCTGCCTCTCGATCAGCCTTGCGCATTGAGATGATCGATCAACCGCCCGGCTTCTGATTTGGTCATCGCATTATCCAGCCCGTCCATGAACGATTGCACGTGCCCCCAGTTAAGAACCGTCAAGTATGCGATCTGACGATGAGTGGCCAGTGGCTCGGATTCCGGCCTCTCACCCTTCAGCGCTCTCTCCCAGATACTCACGGGCCAGGTATGAACTTTGAATTGACCCTCCTGCCTCTTGAGCGGTCGGACACCTTCACTCGATGCCAGGTCCGAAGCAATCGACCCGAACGGAGCAAGTTGCTTCAAATCCTTCGGCAGTTGAACTCCTTTTGACGTCAAGAACTGGACAGCTGTCATTCGTATTTCGGAACTCATGTCATCTCCTATTGTCGGTTTAATCACTTGGCGTAGCAGGCACCCCATGAAACACCGCGACCAGCTAATCCGGCCTCGATCATGATGGGTATGTAATCAGGTTCGTTCTGCGGTGCCCATTCGAACGTCATCGAATCGATGACAATTCTCTCAATCTCGTCCACCCGGTCTTCGGGTACAGACAAAATCACCTCGTCATGCACCACAGCGCGCAACATCGTACGAATCCATTTCGGCATCCGGAGCAGGCCCTCTTTCAGGCAATCCATGGCAGCGCTCTGGCCGATCAGCGCCGGGCCTTGAGTCCACCCTCTGTATGGCGTGGTCCGCAGCTTCCGACCCCACCCATTATCCAGCAATTCACCGCTATCAGCTTCTTCGGCAATACGTGCTTTCCACGCCGCGAGAATTGGGTATGTATCCTTCATCGTCCGATCGAATTCACGTGCGGTTTCCTCGGAACCCACTAGATCGGCCAACTTGGCGATACCCATTCCGTAATTCCACCCGTGACCGAGAATCTTTGCATCATCCCGGCGGTCGGGATCACCCCACACGGCGAGCGCGTTCTGAAGGTGCGAGTCCATTCCGGGGCCGAACAGTGCCATGTACGCCGAGTCCTGGCAGTGCACGGCAACCATCCGGGCGTCGACCTGTGAGAGGTCGGCAGAGATGGTCACGTGTCCCGGCTCGGGAAGGAAAATCTCTCGCTCGACGTGACGGCCGCCGCGCTTTCCCATGACGGTCAGGCCCGGTTCGGTGATCGACCACCGACCGGATGCCTGGTACATCGTGATGTTGGGGTGCACTCGATCTCCGACCCGGCACCGTTCCACGGTCTCGTAGACGCTGCGAATGCCGTTCAGGGCCTGCACGGTCTCGATCAGGGTCAGCACCTGGTCGTTGTCGGCGTGGGCCTCTCTCAGGGCCTCCATGGCTTCTTTCCCCAACGACGGCGCGTCGGTCTTGGCCGTCCGGGCCACCTCGACGCCAAGGTCGGCGAACGCCGTAGCGATCGCTTCCTTGCCCTTCTGAGAGCTCGCAGGAGCCTTGTACGGCTTGCCCTTGGTGTCGAGCAGGGGAAGGCCGTAGTCGTTCGCTAGACGGTCCGTCAGAACCCGGCGCTTCTGCCGTCCGGCCTCGACCCGTTCGGCCAGCAACGGCACATCGACCCGAAAGCCGTTCATGCGCATTCTGGCCGCGATCCCGGCCACCCGGTGCTCTCGGGCGGCGTAGGCGGTCCGGACGCCCTGAGAGGCCAGCAGGCGGCTTGTCAGGGCCACATCCCCGGCGCAGTACGCCCGGTACCGGGGATCGTCGTTCGGAATCTGGTCGAACCCGCCGAACTCTTCAGCAAGGGCCTTCAGGTCGTCGGTCTTGCCGACACCGAACTTGGACAGACCGAGAGCGTCGAGGGAATACATCTTCGAGACCTGACCCGGCTTGGTCCCGGCCTCCGGCGGGTTGATCAACACCTCATTCAGCATCGTGTCGATGACCCGGCCCTCGTCGACCATCGTTTCGAAATCGAGCCCGTGTTCGGCCAGGGCGATCAGGTCGAACCCGAGGACGTTGTGCCCAGCGATCCCGCGAGCCGACGCGAGCCGGTCCACGGTGGCCGGGATGTCGTCGGACACGGTGATCGATGCTCCCTCGTGGGTTCCAACGATCTTGACGAAATCGGGGGACGTCGGCCAGAGCTGATTACCGCCTGACTCGATATCGAACACCAGTACACCATCAGGCAGTGTGGTCACGTTAGCTCCAGTCTCGTAAGTGTCCGTTTTGTCTCCGGGCAAAGCGGGCAAACTTTTTGCACTGTAAGCACTATGGAATGTGTGTGTGTTCTGAAGATCAACATCGTTGTAAGTAACAACGTCCCCAGAGTCTTTACAGTGCTTTGAAAATGCCCGCTTTGCCCGCTCGGATTCCGACATAGGTAACAAATCGGACAGTTGCGAGTCTCCCCACAGCTTTTTGGGGATAATTCGGACATTCCACCCACGCGCCCGAGTTTGCCCGTGACGGGCTTCCGAAACTGCCCGCACCGACTTCAACTTTGCCCCGAACCGTTGTTTGCCCATCGCCGTCCGACCCTCTTCGGCGACCCAATCCTTGAACGCGTTGTAGAGCTCCGCCGTCGTGGAGAAGTGATCCGGCCCGATCTCAGTGCAGTGAGAAACGAACATCGCGACCCGATCGGACTCCGTGGCGAACTTCTCCAGCACCCGTTCGTCCATGTCCATGTCCCGGCCTCGATCCCGCCGATCCCGCCATGCCGCGATCCAGCGGTTCAGGATGCCGGGCAGCTCCGCCATGATCCCCGCCTCTATCGACGGGTTCTCGGCACCCTGGAACGTGTGTCCGAAATAGAACGGCTTCACCCGGTTCACGTAGGCCGACGAACTCTCGCCGACCGTGGGCAGTTCGTTGGCGGAGAACGCGAACAACGCCCGGTTGGTGAACGAAAACGGCTTGCCGTACTTCCGGTCCGCCTCGATCACGTCTTCCCCGGTCATCATCTTGAACATCGATATGTCCTCGATGTGCGCCGCGCTGAGGTCTCCCGAGACGTTCAGCGCCTTTCCGTACAGCGGGGCCGCCATGAACTTGTTCACGGCCAGCTGGTGAAGGCTCACAGCCGACGTGTTCGCCGGTCCCGCGATCGCTTGGATGATCCGAAGAAATGTCCCCTTCCCGGTCCGGCTCGGGCCGAACAGGAACGCGGCCTTGTTCGGGGTCACACTCGGGTCCAGGAGCCACGAGACAGCCTCTTCCAGCGCCTCCAGCTGCCCATCGAGCTGAGAAGCCGCCCACTCCTCGTACCGGGGCGCCCGGGCCGCTGGATCGAACGTCACTGGGAACTGCACCACCGATCCGAAATCCGGTGACCACTCCATCCGTTCCCCGGTGCGCAGGTCCACCATCCCGTTGGCCACGTTCATGATCGGTTCGGTCATCCGATCAGGCAGAACCTGACCGCGCCGCCGAAGCTCCGCCGCCGTGTACCCGTCGATCGTGGCGTGATGTCCGGGCCTCCACCGGTTGCCGAGCAGCTCCGTGGTCACCACGGCGAGCGGGTCGGCCTCGATCCGGAACACCCCGTCTCGGTACACTGTGACCACCCCTTCAGCGCTCAGCGCCGCTGGAGTGCCCGACAGGATGTGTTCCGAGATATCCTTGGCCAGCAGGTCACCCTGGTCGAACCACTCCGGCCCGTCGCCGTCCTCGCTCTTTCGTTTCGCTTTCGGCCTGGTCTGCGCCGGTTGCTCGGGCTTCTCGATCTTCGGCCGGGTCCGGGCACGCTCGATCAACCGCGCGGCGTACTCCACCCGCTCGCCCGGCGACTTCCCGGCGAGCACATCGTCCAGGCCGGCCTTTTTCCCTCCCGCCGTACGAAGGAATCGAACGCTCACCGCGCCCTCGTCGAGGCATGCCTCCCTCAACCGCACCCCGGCGTCGTAGACGTCCCGGTTCGTGGCCGCGTCGGCGTCCAGGGCGATGAACACCTCCCGGTCCCGGACCACGGCGAGGTCGGAACTCGGTACCCCCTCCCTCATCCACGACTGGCATCCAGCGATGCCGTAGACCGAAACCCCTTCCGGCGCAACGGAAGAGAACGCGATCGTCTGGCAGGTTCCCTCGGTAATGACAACGGTGTCGTTCCCGGCCCGATCGATCCCGACCGTGACCATGCTTCCGACCCCGGGGCCGAACACGTACTTGGCCACCGTGCCGTCGGACTTCTCGACCGGGGTATCCGGTCTCAGCTGCCACCGAACCGACCCGCGCCCTGTCGGACTCGCCCACGGGAACAACAGGCCGGGCAGATACCCGTTCTCCGGGGTCCAGTACTCCGGGCACCCTTCAGGCAGTTCATCCACGGTGCGCGCCGACCGGACTCCGGCCAGTTCGGCCGTCAGGACGTCGATGCCCCGGACGGCCAGAATCTCCACCTGCACGGGGGAGAACGTCGAGCCTTCAGTTTTCATGGTATGGGTGTTATCCTTGTCTGGTCGGTGGAGTAGGAGTGCTTCCGAACGGCGTCCTTACGGGGGCGCCGTTCGTCGTTTCTGGTCACTTCTCCGGCGTCGGCTGGCGCATCTTCTCCAAATCCTCGCGCGTGAATCGCACCCCGTTGATGTTCACCCGGTACCGGGTGATCCAGCCGGAGTCGGCCCACCTGTCGATCGTCCGGACCTGAACCCCCATCAATTCGGCGGCCTGATCCCTGGTCAGTAGTTCTCGCTGGTCATCCGTGGTCATGTCTTCCCTCTCCTGATCGGTCCGTCGGTAGACATTGTTGCACATTCGCTGACATCGGGCGTAGTCTACGTCTCACCGATCCACCGACACATGGAGACGAGATGCTGTTTAGACGTGCACGACACCGTAAGCCCGGACCGCCGTCCGTGACCGAACACCTGCCCCGTAGACGGCCCGATCACGTTCGTTCCGAGTCCATCCCACTCGTAGAACTCGTCCGCCGACTCGAAACACTGGGCAGAAACCGGGTGGCGAGATGAATGCTTTTTACAAGGCCGTGACCAAAATGTCGGCGCAATTCCACCCGCGCGCTCATTGCCAGGTCGAAAACTGCCCATGGGAGTACGAAGAGTCCTCTCACACAAAGAAATGTGCACGAGAACACGTGAAAATTACCGGTCACACCGTCTCAATCGTTCAAGAGACCTATTCGGAAGTAGGCCCGGCATGAGCGACAACGACGAAATGGAGAACCCGCGCGTCTATCTCGAACGCGGGAAGGTGGCCCACCTCCTACCGGCGTCCACGTCACCGAACGATGGATACCCTGCCGTCTGCGGTCGCCGTCCGTGGCGGAACTGGTTCGGCACCGGCACCTACGATGAGTCGATCCGAGCCCACACACTCCCCCTGTGCACGAACTGTGCCGAGATCGTAGGTGTGGAATGAGCGTCGACCGCACTCACCAGCCGCTGAAGTTGCGGCCGTACCAGCGCGAAGCACTCGACGCCCTGGACAACGCTTGGTCAGGCGCACGGCGCCCTTCCGGCACCGGGGTGGTGACACGGCCCGCCGTCGTCCTGCCCACCGGTATGGGAAAGACCGTGATCTTCGCCGAGCTCATCGCGCGAGCGCTGTCCAAAAAGCAGCGTCCGCTGATCCTGGTTCACCGGGAGGAGCTGGCCAAGCAGGCCGCCGAGAAAATCCACAGCGCGGTTCCCGGCGCCTCGATCGGAATCGTGAAGGCCGATCGTAACGAAACCGGCGCCGACATCATCGTCGGCTCGGTTCAGACACTGGCCAAACCGGCCCGGCGCGAGCAGGTACGGGATATCGGCCTCGGGATCGTGGATGAGTGCCACCACGCGGCGGCCCGGACGTGGCGCGAGACCATGGCGTATTTCGGCGCGTGGGATCGCACCCCGTGGGCCGGGTTCACCGCGACCATGAGCCGGTCGGACGGTGGCCACCTGGGCGATATCTGGGAAGAGGTGGTGATCAAGCGCGACATCATGGACGGTATCCGGGGCGGGTACCTGGTCAACGTCAAGGGCAAGCGGATCAAGGTCATGGACCTCGACCTCGACGAGGTGAAGCGCTCGCGCGGTGACATGCAGGCCGGTGACCTCGGCGACGCGATGATGGATGCCGACGCCGGAAACACCATCGCGAAGGCGTGCCGCGAGCACGCGGCCGACCGGCAGGGCGTCATCTTCGCCCCGACCGTGCCGACGGCGTACCAGTTCGCCCAGGACATGCGGGACGCCGGATTCACCTGTGAGGTGATTGAGGGCGACACGCCGGAAGACGAACGGACCGCGATCTACGAGCGGTACCGGACCGGTGCGACTCAGTGGCTGTCGAACTGCATGGTGCTGACGGAAGGATGGGACGCCCCGTGGTCCAGCTGCGCGGTGATCGCCCGGCCGACCGAATCCGCCGCGCTGTACATCCAGATGGTGGGTCGCGTCCTGCGCCCGTGGGCGGCCGGGGGCAAGACCGATGCCCTGGTCCTGGACGTCGTGGGGGTCAGTGAGCGGCACCGGTTGGCCACCATGGCCGATCTCACCACCTCACCGGTCCGGCCGCCGCGTGACGATGACGACGAGTGGTCTCTGTCCGACGAGGTGGAGTCGGTCGAATCGGCGAAGGCCCAGGCCGGTGATCCGCTGTACCTGTCCGGCGAGCTGGTCGCCTCCGACGTCGACCTGTTCTCGCAGTCGGAATCGTCATGGCTCCAGACGACCGGCGGGGTGTGGTTCATCCCCGGCATGGACGCGTATTTTTTCCTGTGGCCCCGGGGCGACGGCCTGTTCACGCTGGGCCGACAGAACTCCCGTGGTGGGAAGGCCACCAAGCTGGAGGACGATCTCACGCTCGAATACGGGATGTCGTGGGCCGAACGGTATTCCAGCGACGAAGACCAGTCGTCCGGGGTGAACATCTCCGGCCGGTCCGCATCGTGGCGGCGCCGGAAACCGTCCGAAAAGCTCCTGAACTACGCGATCGCTCTTGGTATCCCGACCGAGGGCCTCCGGCAGGGTGAGCTGTCCAACCTGATCAGCGTGAAAAAAGCGTCCGCCATGCTCGATCGGTAGACAGAAGTAGACAATCGTGTGCTAGTGTAGACACTGTTCGAACAACCATCGATGAAAGGTTCGTCATGAAGAGAGTCGTAATCGCGGTCCTGGCCACCGTCGGCCTGATCGTCGGAACCGCAGCTATCGCCGAAGCTCGGTACAAGGAAAACAGTTGGGGGGCAATCGAAGCATATTTTCAGCCTGCCGGTCGGATCGTTCACGCGAACTACTGGGGGTATTCCTACGACGACACCAAGAATGCGTACTGTGTCCGCGTTCAGCGTCGTTACGATGCCACCCACTGGACCAGTGACGGGATTTACAACTTCCGGAACTGTAACGCCACCGGAAAGCGTTTCTCCATCACCGATTCTGCTGAAACCCTTCAGGGCCTCCGCCTGACCGATGAGCAGGGCCACTACATCGTCCTGTGCCTCGGTAAGTCTGACTGCCAGAAGGTTGGCAAGCCGTAGTACATCAGCCCGGCGGCGCGCTCACAGATCGGCCGCCGGGCACGCAATCATTCAACCAATCCCAGGAGACAACCTGATGACCGCCGACACACCATTCATCAGCAGCACCACCCCGGTAACCGGTGATTCGAAAGAGGTCGGGGTGAAGCGCGATCGGTACGGCCGGTACCTGATTCCGAAATTCGAAAGATTCGAGATAAAATCCGACGGAGAAACGGAAAAAATAGTAGCTGTCCTCAGTCCAGATTCCAATGGAGAAGCTCCGTGGACCCGAGCGACCACGTTCGCCAAATCCATCAGCGACACTTTCACCCTGTCGGCGTGGTCTCAGCGGATGGTGGCCAAGGGGCTGGCTATCCGGCCCGACTTGATCGCGCTCGCCGCCGCGACGCCGGTCGACGACAAGCAGACACTGGACACTCTGGTCGAGGATGCCAAGGCCGCCGCCGGGGCGAAGGTCAGCGCCAACCTCGGTACCGCGATGCACGCCTTCACCGAAGCACTTGATCGGGGTGAGGAACCGGTCATCCCGATCCACCTTCAGGACGACGCGAAAGCGTACTCCGACCTGATCAAGGCTCACGGCATCGAAATCGATCCGTGGCTGATGGAGAAGCGGATCGTCGTTCCGGACATCGACACGGCGGACGTGGCCGGGGTCGCCGGGACGTTCGACCGGATCGTCAAGTACAAGGGCAAATGGACCGTGCTCGACCTGAAGACCGGTCGTGACCTGTCGTACGGCTGGAACGAAATCGCCATCCAGCTCGCGCTGTACGCGAACGCCGCCGCGATCTGGGATGACGGCCGATTCCACCCCATGCCCGAGGACATCGACAAAGTGACCGCGCTGGTCGTCCACCTCCCGGTCGGAAAGGGCGAGGCCACGCTGTACGAGGTATCCCTGACCGATGCATGGCAGGCCGTGCAGCTGTGCGCCGCCGTCCGAAAGTGGCGCAAGACTCGGAAGCTGGCCCGGGCGGTCGCTGTGACCGATCAAGTCGTTTCCAAGTCAGACGAAACGGCGATTGTGGATTTCCTGGCAGCTCAGCCAGGAATCATCATGATTCCGTCGAACGTGATCCCGGGTGTTGAACCTGCCAACGACAACGTGTTCGACCGCCCGGCGCTTGATGACTGGCAGGATTCGGCGGCCAAAACAGCGGGTGAGCCGACCCCGGCCATGGTCCCGGCGACTCGCGTCAAGCCCGAACTCGCGCCGTTGGCCGGGCCGGGAAAGCGCGGTTGTGGAGCGTGCGGCCGGACCGGGCACAAGCGGAACTCGCCGAAGTGCCTCGGAGAGAATGATCCCGCCAAGGGCACGATGATCCGTGAGTCGGCCATGGTGGTCCAGGCGTCAACCGACGAGGCCGACGCACTCGAAAAGGCTCATGCTCCGCACCTGTCGTGCTCACACACCAACGGATGGAGCCGGAACCCGGTAACCGGAGATTGGGAGTGCCCGGACTGCGGTCACGTGTCGGACCACAACGACGAGGCCAAGACCGTGCGCGCGGTGGCAGAGAAGTCGGCCCGGCCCGATCCGGCCACGGTTGAAACTATGGTCAATTACGCCAGTCAGCTGCGCAAAATTGGCGAGACGTTGCACGAGATCAAAACAGCGCCGGTCGAGGTTCAGCCGTCCGAGCCGATCCCGGACCCGTTCGCCGCGCCCGTGGCACCGGTCCGTAAGCCGACGTGGGAAGAGCGGATCGACCAGGCGTCCAGCCGTGGCGAGCTTCAAGACCTGTTCCGAGAGGGTCAGGTGTCCGGTGTGTGGACGCAAGCCCTGACCGATCGCGGTCTGGCAAGATTGGCGAAGATTTCCGAGCCAGCTGGCTAGACAATCGTAGATAATAGTGTAGATTTATAGACGTTCCGGCAGAGTGCATGATGTTCGGAACAGGCAGGCTCAGACGTGGGCATGGATAAAGGGTCGCGAGACGCCGACCGGGTTCGAATCCCGGACTGCCACGCAATACCGAATAGAATCCAGACTCACAGAATCGAGAAAACAGTGTCAGAGAAGCCACGCATCGGAAGTACCGGCGGTAGCGGCGCGGTTCGTCAGCCTGCTCTGGTCGGAGAACTCGTCATCGTCAATCCCGTGTCGGAGATGATCGGCGAGTTCGAGGATAAGGCCACCGGGGTGAAGCGCGAGACACGCCAGCTCAAGGCCGATGTCGTCGTCCTCACCGGCCTGAACGCCGGAGATCACCCCGGCATGTTCCTGTCCGGCAAGCCCGTGGTTGATGAAGGTGTCCGGATCGTCGAGTCGAAAGAGAACACGGTCATGGCTGGGCGCCTGATCCGTAAGCCGCTCAAGAACTACCGCAAGTACTGGGACACTCCGGCCGACCTGGAAGAGGCGATCGCCGATCCGAAGGTTGTCGTCCCGAACAACGCCTACACCTGGTTGATCCCGGCCCCGTCCGAGGATGACCTGAAACTGATCGACGCGTATTACGAGAACGGTCGTAAGACGCCAGAGCGTCAGCTGGACCCGACTCCGTTCGGCTGATTGGTCAGCCCCCGCGTGGATGCAACCGGGCAGGAATCCGGAAGCAAGGCCACTTGCAGTAGGTCTGTTCGAGTCAGGCCGGGGGCACGGACACGGATCACGGTTCATAGCCGTGATGATGTGTAAGCGAGTGCCAGCTCGCGGCAAGCGCCGTAGGTCTTCCTGGCAGAGGGCCTACGGCGTTTCGTTTATCACTCGAAACGGATTGCAAGGACATCGAAATGGCCATTCCGTACGGCAGGGACTACTGGGCCGGGCTGGCGATCGCGGGGACCGCGTCGGTAGCGTTCGGATGGAACGTGCTCGGGCCGATCTTCGACGGGTGGACTCACCCCGACGCCCCGCCGGTCTCCACCGTGGTCACGGTTCCCGGCCCCGTACGCACCGTGATCCGAGAGGTTCCGGTCTCGGCACCGGTACCGACGTCGCAAAAGGTACAGGTTCGGCGCGAGACAGTCGCGCAAACCGTGGCCGACGTCCAGCACCGGTCAGAGCCGACGGGGCGCCCACGAGCTCGCACACGGCGTACGGCGACCACCCCGGATCGCGATCAAGTCCAGACCGAAACCATCCAGCACGTCGCGCCGGTCACCCGGCCTACTCCGAGTAGGGTTCCGACCACCCGGCCCGAGCCAACCTGCATCGACAATCTCGTCGGCGGGGACATCATTACCACGTGCACAACCAATGAGGAGACACCGTGAAGATCGGAATCACCGGCGGCGCCGGGTTCATCGGCGGGTACGTCGTGGACGTAGCACTTGAGCATGGGCATGACGTCGTGGTGTTCGATGCCCGAGGACGTCTTGCCTCCGATACCACGGGTCCAGGAGGCGTGAACGCATTCGCTCACGTCGAGCGCCGGATCGGCGATGTCCGGGACGCAACCGCGATGACAGAGCTGTCTGCCCACGTCGACGGAATCATCCACCTGGCCGCGTGCCTCGGCACTCAGGAGACGATCCAGAACCCGCTACCGGCCACGGAAACCAATATCGCAGGGGGGCTGCATTTCCTCGAAGCGTGCACTCAGTACGACATTCCAGGTGTGTACATCGGTGTGGGCAACCACTGGATGGAGAACACATACTCCATCAGCAAGACCACGGTGGAGCGATTCACCCGAATGTTCAACAAAGAACGTGGCGGCCGGTTCAATATCGTTCGCCTGGTGAACGCTTACGGCCCCCGGCAGAGTGTCGCGCCGCCGTACGGCCCGGCGAAGGTCCGAAAGATCATGCCGTCGTTCATCTGCCGCGCGCTCACCGGAAACCCGATCGAGGTCTACGGCGACGGATCGCAGGTCTCGGACATGGTGTACGTGAAGGACGGCGCCGAGGCACTGGTCCGATCGCTCGAACGCGCGGCGGAAGGTGTCATCTTCGATCGACCGGTCGAGGTTGGATCGGACGACCCGGTGACGGTCGGACAGGTGGCCGAACTGGTACGTGACACCGTATCGAGTACCGGATTCAGCGACGAGGTGCCGATCAAATACCTGCCGATGCGCCCGGGGGAGATGCCGGGAACTCCCGTGGTGGCTGACACCAACACGCTGGAATTCGTCGATATGGATGAGCCGGTATATTACCGGACCCCGTTGCACACCGGTATTGAACAGACCGTGCAGTGGTACCGGGACAACTGGCTTCCGGAATACGAGGCGTCGAAATGAGCGACAATACAGCGGGTGAAGGTGTAGAGAAATCCCTGCTGTCTAATCCGGATTTCAGGTGGTCTGTCATAAACACCGGCGGGCACGTGGAGATAATGCTCTCAACAGATGAGGAGAATCAAAAGAGATACGCCAATTGGGACCAGCTAAGAACTGGCCAGATTGGTCGAACGCTGATCGAAATCGGCACCGGTATGGTGAACCATTCCGCATCGATGGGTGACGAACTGTGAGAGCACAGTTCTGGACCGCGAGCGATGACGGGTCCAGTTGGTACCGAGCCACACAACCGGCCGCCGCGCTCGGGTGGTTGGGTCACGATGCCGCGTACGGGGAGATGCTGACCCCCTACGGCGAGCGCGCCGACGTCATTGTCGGTAGCCGGATCGCACAACCGGCCGCCGTCGATAAATGGTTGGGGCTGGCTCGCGGCGATGAGGGTCGACCCAAACTGGTACTCGACTTAGACGACAACTATTTCCAAGTAGAACCACGAAACAAAAAGGCTTTCGAATTCTGGTCTCGTCCGGATATACGCCGTGGATTGAATCAGTCAGCTCGGTACGCCGATTTAATAACGTGTGCGTCGACCGGAATTGCTGAAAGTGTCGACGAATTTACCGGCATGGGAGAAAAGACACGTGTCATCCCGAACGGGCTTCACGCGATGTATCTCGGCATCCAGCGCGAGTACTCCGACGACCGTCCCGTCGTTATCGGGTGGTCGGGTACCGCCGCGACGGCTCACGATTTCTACATCGTGGACAAGCAGATCATGCGGGCGTTGTCCACACTGAATGTCGGAGCCGCGTTCATCGGCCTACCCGATGTGCTCGGACCGCGCGGTAAGAACGTGGCCCGAACGGAGTGGGTCAGTCCAAACGAACGGTATCTCGATGCCGTGCGGAATTTCGATATCTGGCTGGCACCGTACCAATCGAACCCGTTCACCGATGCCAAGTTCCCGACGAAAGCGCTCGAAGCTGGAATGCTTGGCATCCCGCTCATCGCGTCCGACATCCGGCCGTACCGAGAGTGGATCACCCACGGGGTGAACGGGTATCTCGTCCCGGCCGACCAGCCCCACCTGTGGGGTCGGTACATCAAGACGTTGGTCGAGAATCCGGCACTACGCCGGAAGATGGGCGAGGCGGCGCGATCCCGCGCGAGCCGGAACATTTTACAGGAGGTGGGCAGACAGTGGGAGTCCGTTCTGTTCTCGTAGCCGGATCGCTCCTGGTCGCGGCATGTGGGCTCACGGTGGCCGGTCCGGGGGAACCGAGTCGCCCAACCAAGCTCCCTGTTCCGGAACCGACCACCGTGGCCCAGAAGTACCGTACACCGGACTTCCTGAAACTGATCGTGCAACAGAATCCGGATTGCTGGACCGGCATTCCGGGGTATACCTGCCCACCGACAGAGAGACTGAAATGATCAATGGAAAACGCGTCGTCGCCTGGACGCCCTACGGGCGCGAGGCCACGGTTTCGATCCTGGCTGAGTACATGGCCCGCGACCATTTTGCTGGAATCGTGGACGAGTGGTGGCTCTGCCTGAACACGGACCCGAATCAAGTAGATGATCTCCGCTACGCGTACAAACTGGCCGCTCTGACCGACTGGATCAAGATAAAAGAGCGTCCTGCCGGTCGCCCGATTCGGCGGCCGAAGCAGCGGAACACCGGGTACTTCTACGAGTACATGACCGACCCAGACACCGTGTTCGTTCGGTTCGACGACGACATCGTGTACGTCCACGAAAACGCGATCGCCAATCTCGCGATACACCGGCTGGAACACGGCCAGGGCGTGGCCTCATTCCCGGTGATGTGGAACAACTCGATCATCTCCTGGTACGCGCAACAGGCCGGGATCATCCCGGCACCTGGCAGTCTTATTCTCGATCAGGGGGTAGGGCCGGATTCGAAGTGGCCGAAAGTCGGCGGCCCGTACTGCATGGACCCGGTGGGTTGGGCAGACGGGAAGTTCGCGGTCGCGATTCACAACCTGTTCTTGGACAACATCGAATCGGACCCCGAACGATTCTTCTTCTACCAGGATTTCCCGGTAGCGGTCGGGATGCAATTCTCAGTGTCGGTGTTCGCGTCCCTCGGGTCGCTGTACGCCGGGCTGGATCAGCCGGGAGTTCTCGTCCCCTACGAAGAGGAGAATTGGCACACCGTCCACCAACCGTCGGTACTCGGTCAGCCGAACATCATCGTGGGTGACGCCCTGGTGTCGCACTACACGTTCTTCCCCCAGGGTGGAATCGTCCGGCAGACCGATATCCTCGATCGATACCGTGAGCTCGCATTCAAGATCAACAAATAGGAGACGACAATGGCACAGCAGTCCGGAGCAGTCAACGTCAGCATGGCTGACGTGATCAACCAGCTTCACAACAAGTATGGCCGTACGATCGCCCAGTTGATGCAAGAGTCGGCCGAAAGCCAGGCTGTCATCGACACTCAGTCTCGGGAAATCGACGAACTGAAATCCCGTGTCGAGGCCATGACACCCCGGCCCGCCTGATCCGCACAGCACAGTGCCCCTGCCATCTCTCGGACGGCAGGGGCACTCGCGTGTTCAGACCGATTCGGTCGTGCTCGCGCTGTTCGGGTTGCCGATGTAGCTGGCGACATAGCCCTTCAGCACGGCCAGCCCGGCCGCGATGATCGGCAGGTAGATCGGGTTCAGGTCGAACTGGTCCACCGTGACCACCGACAGGCCCGCCTGGACGGCCGTCCAGAGCACGCGCTCGCCGAGATCGACGTAGAACTGCTTGGTGTGTGGTTCGTCCTCGTAGTGGACGTCCTGGTCGCTCATACCTTCGGAACCTCCGTGGTTGGCGGCGCCTCGACGGCGGGCGCCGGTTTCTGAGACGCGAGGATCGCGTCTAGCTTGTTCTCGATGGACTTCAGGTGAGACATCAGCCGGTACTGGTGTGCTCCACCCCACTGGAGAAGAAAATTCACCGATACCTTGTCGCCGGGCTTGAATTTGGGGTTTCCGTCCGCGTCGACTTCTCCGGCGTCGTTGTAGCACTTGACGGCCGATTCACTGAGTCCGATCGTGTCGGTGAGTTGCATTTCTGGAACCTCTTTCGCTGGCGCGGGTTTCATCTTGGGTGGCGCTACCTTGGCCGGTGTCATGGACAGCCGGGCCACCCGGTCCCGGAAAACGGTCATGTCGAACGACGGATCAACCTTCCGACCTTTAGGCGCGCACGTTTCCTTGTGACCCCGGATGTCGGTGACCTTGAGCTTGAAATGCCGGACCAGGGCCAGACACAGCCGGGCGTAGGCGTCCATCTGGACTTCCGGCCAGTCCCCCGGCGCGCCGGGAGTTCCGACGGCCTCCGCCTCGATCCCGATCGCATGGGAATTCGTGTAATCGGCGTGCTTGCTGATCCCGGCGTGGTAACACAGACCGGCCGCCACGACGTACACGGTGCCGTCGGTGCCGAGTAGGTAGTGGGAAAGCGGGCCTTCGAGACTCGGTCGACCGTGCACCACCACGGACAACGACGGCGCGGTTCCCTTGGCACTCCCGTGGGCCGTGTGGTGGCACGTGATCGTCCGGACGTCGGACATCTGACCGTGGCCGCGCTTGCGCCATCCCGGTGTTTCTACGACCTTCAGCCCGGCAGATCGGGCGACGGCGGCGAGATCGAGATAAATCATGGGCTTATTCTCTCATGTCTACGTATATGCGTCCATGCACACGACTGCCCCCGACCAGGACGGCCGGGGGCAGCTCCGAACAGTGGGTCAGACGACCGGTGCCGGGGTGTCAGAACCGTCACCAGGGGTGGTCGGGTCCGTGGGAACCTCGGGCGCGGCCACGGCCAGACTCTGGATCTTGTCGACGGCCGACTTCACGGCGTCGAGGTCGGCCTGAGTGAGATCGTTGACGTCACTCGGGAGGTTGCCGATCCGGGTCGACAGCTCATCGATCGAGGTGCCAAGCTCGGTAATTTCCTGAGAGAACTCTTCGCGAAGGCTCATGATCAGTTTTTCCAATCGATTGATCTTGTAAAACAGTAGTTTGATTTCCCAGAGAATGCGCCGGGTGAAGAATTCACGAATCCACATTACAGATGTCCCTTTCGTTGATCCCTGAACATCACCCACACGCCACGCCATAGGAGTATATTGATTCCCCCATAGATCACGAATCGAACGACGTCACGCCCCGGGAACTCTCGCCCGAAGAACTGGGTGACCACCACAAGGGTCATCAGGGCGAAAATCGCTACGATGAACGCCATTGTGAGACGACCGGCGGTTCGTCGATACCAGTTGGTCAGAGCGAATCGAACGAAGAACACGGCCGCTGCGAGCCAGGCAGTCAAGATCAACACGAACGTCGCATCCTTGATCATCTCCTATCATCCTTCATGCCCAGAGCCTCGGCGAGTCGTAGGGAGAAGTGGTTTTCTTCGAGCATGCGAGTCAATGATCCCACGATACCCCGTGCTTCCTGACGTTTTTGTTGAACCCTCATCAGATTTTCGTCGGCCTTGCGCAATGCTTCGTCCGCCTCATTCCGACTCGTAGGCTCCACCATCAGACGACATCCTGTCTCGGTATCGGCAGTGCTCTGATCAGCGCCTCGATAGCTCGGGCTGACACCAACACGTCATCGAGAGTGGACTCGATCGCGGCCCGGGATGCTTCCGTGCGTTCCCAGGCCGTCCGCCACGACTGCTCACGCTCTTTCGACTCTTCGAGCCGGGCGTGCCACTGGCGTTCCATCTTATCGAGCAAGGCGGTTCTCTGTTTCTCGGTCTCTGCCAGCACGGACGCCGCGACCAGGCGGCCCCGAAGCAGTGCGTACAGACCGGCGAGCAGCAATCCAGACAGCCCGGTTCCGCCGATCCACGGGAGGATGCCGAGGTCGGTTCCGATTTCAGGGGGGATCACAGCGACTTGTACGTGAAAGTCCCACGTAAGACGTCGGTGGATGCCCAGGTGAATGGCACCGTAGCGTTGACCAGGTTGCCGGTATCGACCACGAACACGACGTTGTTCGTCCCGTTCTTGTGCAAGGTCAGGCCACGGTACGCGGCAGTACCGCCGGACGTGTCGAGTGCCAGACCGCACCCGAAGCAGCTCGGTTGGGCCGTGTCAAAGTTCGACGGCAGGGACACTCCGATCGTCCCGGACACTGCCGACGTCGTGCCAAGGGTGATCTCGAACGACCCGGCGACCATGTTCCCCACGCGGTAGTACTGACCGACCACCGTTCCGTTTCCCAGTGTGAAGTTCGAATACGTCGGAGTGTAGCTCTGGTAGGCCCCGAACGCGTTCAGCTGCCCGGCAGTCGCCGTCACCGCGCCGGACACCGTGGCCGACGATGCCGTCACCGCGCCGGTCGTCACAGCGGACAAGGACAGATCGACCGCCGCGCCGTTCAACGCGATCTGTCGCCAGTTCGATCCGACACGAACGTATTCCTTCAGCGTGTCCGTCTCCAGGATTTTCTGCCCGTTGAACGGTGTTCCCGGTCGGGTACCGGACGTGCACAACGTGGTGTTGATCGCCGCGTCGATCTTGTCCGCGTTTGCGTTCAGAATCGATACGTCGATGTTCTCGGTACCGGCCGGTTTGACCAGCGCAAGACGCGTTGTCGTGGTACTCACGGCGTGATGTTCCCCCTCAATTGATCTCTTACTCTGGCCTTCATCAACCGCGCCGAGTCTACTGACGTCGGGTCGATCGGTCGTTCTCGTCGTTTCGCTGTGATCTCGCGGTTGACGTCACGCTGAGACGCGATCAGCTCACGCAACTCTCGATCGTTTGAACAGTTCTGATTCAACCACTCCCGAACCATCGAATCTTGTTCTCCCGGCGGTTCACCGATTCCGTCGTGGGTCCACTTCACGGCCGCCACGGACCGGCAGTACTCTCGTCGAGCATCCTCGATCGTGGGCATATCCCACAACAGAGACGTCTCGGCATTCGTCAACTCTACTTCGTACATGACGATATCGACGAGTTCGCGAAAATCTTCGTTTCGATCTATCCCGTACTCTGCCGCGCGGATGTCAAATATCTCGTACGGAAACTGGTACTTATCCACCCTAATCGAACCGTCTTGTTCATCGATTTCACGGGTCAGGTTGATAAGCGTCGATCCATCCGGCATGTCCTGTTTGTACGCCGATACCATACGAATGCTCATAACGTCTCCTATACAGTGGTTCGGAATCCCCAGTAGTACACATCGCATGATTGTCCGACAGGGACCGCCGACGCCAATGTCATAACGAATCCAGTATTGTTCACAGTGGTCAATCTCCACACGATGGCTGAAGAAATCTTACACGTAGCAATCATTCGCATGGTGCCCAGTGAGTTTACTCCGTAATTCTTCGTTACCGAAGATGCACCCACAGCGATACTGGTTATTCCACAGATGATAGCGTCTTCAGCATTATTGGAATACGTGTCATTGGGTATGAAACTGCCGGTAACCCCGATATGAGACTGGTCATCGAAGTATATTCCAGCTTGTTTTACACCGGCAGTATTATTAGCCTCTAAAGTAGCAAATCCGCCATTACTCGTATTAAACAAGTGCATGGACGCTTGATTTACACTATTCAACTTCGAGTCTACATAAGCAACCTCATTGCTGATGTAGACCGAACCGCCTTGATTCAGACCAGTAGCCGTGTCGTAAACGTCGTAGTACGCGAATCCTGGACCAAGGATTACCTCACTGATGTCATTCGAGGCATTTCCAGAGGACTGAAAATACAGGGCCGCGTCGGACCCGTAATAGTCACTGGTGATAGATGCATAATCAGTACCGGCATCCGGTACGGGGTAGAACCTGATTTGAGGGAGTGACGATCCATTCGGATTTACGACGATCCGTTGTCCAGACAGCCCTGAACTCAGCTCGCCGATGATCGACACCACACCAGCTGAATCGGCATTGAACGTTCGGATTCCATCCGAGTTGAACGCGTGGAATCCGTCTATGTCCATCACCGCGCGGGCGCCGCTGTCGGCCGTCTTGATCGTCCCGGCCATGACCCAATCAGACGTGATCGTCCCGGCCGTCACCTTACTCACGGTGAGGTCGGAGATGTGCGCGTCGTCGATCAGGGCCGCCGTCACCGTGGCCGCCGTGCTCGCGCCGGACCGGTTACCCGTCCGATCGACGGCTACCACCTTGACGTAGACCATGCCGGTCGGCTCGATCGGGAACGTTCCGACTACGGGCACTTGGGCGCGAATCAAACCGATGTTCGCTGCCAGCTTACCTACGCGTGTCTGCTCTTCCGGGAAGAACGACGCGTCACCGCCAACGTGGACTTCGAGGTGATCGAGGTCGGCATCCAGGTTGAACGTCCCACCGGTCGACACTCCGAGTCGGTGCGTGACCTGGATCGCGATCCGTGATCCGGCAACCTCGGGCGGCGCCGGGCTCGCGGGGGGCAGGTTGTCCCGGGCAGCGGTGACGGCGGACGACGAGGACCAGGGGGAGGCTTGCCGGGACGTATCAACCGCCCTGATTTGGAACTCGTACACCACGCGCGGGGTGAGCTCCTGGACCATCGTGGTGGTGACACCCCACGGAACATACAGGGTTTGCCACTGCGTGACGTCCAGGGCCGGGACGAGTGGCTGAGACCACGTGTACACCGACGACCAGGTGTAGGGCGCGACGTCGTTCCACGTGGCCGGGTACGCCACCGTGGCGTTCGGCCGGTACCGAATCTCGTAATGGTCGCCGTCCTGGATCGTCGACCCGTCCTGATTCAGGGGTTGCGTCCACGAAAGCTGAATTTGAGCTTTCGTGTCGCTGTCACCGGTCGATTGGTAGGCACCGGTATATGCCTGTCCGAACACCGGGGCGGCCGGGATCGACTGGTCTGCCCTGGGCCGATCGCCGACGGGCTGAAGGTTCGAGTTCGTGAGCGAGTTCGGAAGATCGCCGACCTTGATCGTGGTCGATCCGGATTCCGGAATATAGTAGTCCGACAGGTCGATCCACACACCGGCACCGGTACGGAATGCCACGGTCCACTGGGCCGATACCGGCCACGACATTTCGGTGCAGGTCAGGGCCACCGGGTTGATCGGCAAGCCTTTCCAGAACCGTTCAACCGACGGGTCCGTGAACCCGATATCCGGATCGAACACCAAGATCGAATCCCCGACCGCGAACTCACCCTTGATGTCGTAGTCGTCCGAGGACAGGTCGACGGCCTTCCGGGGATTCGTGAACCGGTTGAGCTGGAGCTGCGCGCGCGCCTGCGCGTTCCCGCTCGACGTTTCGAACTCGGAGATCAGCCGGGTGATGTTGGCCGTGTTCCCATGGATGTCCTTGTACGTGACGACCGGCAGGGACGCGCTCGCCGATACCGTGGTGTTCCCGTCGCCTTCCGCGAGCAAGACCACTCGGGTGGTGTAATCCTCGACGTCGGTGCCCAGACGCATCATGCCTCGCAGGCCGACGAGGAACATGTCCCGGCCCGCGTCGTCCTTCCGTACCAGGATTGCTCGCGGCGTGGTGACGTACATGTCCACGTCACGCCCGGCGTCCAGCGTGCCATCTCCGTTCACTCGCCAGCTGACCGGGTAGGTGCCGGTGCCGAACGTGTCTGTGACGTACGAGATGGCGGACCGCGCGGTCTCGTATTGGTGGGTGCCGGTGTACGTGCCGGGAACCGAGTACAGCGTGCCCTCGGTCACGGCCGGAGGCAGGAGTGCCCGGATCGCGTTCGGGAACGTCGCCGACGCCACCACGGTGGCATTGATCAGCACCGGCCCTTTGTCGTCCTCATCGCCGAGCCAATACCCCATACCAGCCCCGGACAGGGTCACCCCGGTCTCGTCGGTCGACCGGCCCCGGTACACGCCGACGTACCGCGCCTGACGAAGCAGGTTGTCGCCCGTGGTCGCGATGTCGATCCGGCCGGGAAGCACCGCGATGTGCCCGAGCGGGGTGATCTGGTCGAGCAGGTATCTCGGAGTATCCGGCCGAAGAACGACAGACCAGTCACCAAGGGCCTGCTTCACCTCAGTGATGGTCATCGGCGCACCGCCATCGTGGTCTCTGCCATGGACACAATGTAGTGATCCCGGATGACGCTCGCGGTCTCCCCCGCCGGGGCCGCCGATCCGCCGACCACGGCACCGATGAACGCGTCGAGCGCGAGTGCGGCGGCCTTCGTGATCCCACCGACACCAGTTTGGGCCGTGAACGACGTGGCCGCGCCGACGACGTACTGATTCCCGTTCGCGTCGTTCACCGTGGCGGCCACGTAGGACGCGCTCGCCGGGGCGGTCCCGGCCTCCGTCACGGCCCGGTACCAGCTCTTGGTGGTCGACGTGTCGGTCTGAAGGTAGGTCTCAACGGCGCGCGCGCCGCGACGCAACGACAGATCGAGCATGGTCCGGCCCGGCGCCCGGTCCTTGACCAACCGGACCGTAACCAACTCGAAGTCGTTCCGGATGATCGACACTCCATCCCAGGACGTGATCGGCCCTGATGCGCTCGCGGTCACCGATGCGTTCCAGTCGATCCGATCCCACGCCGCGCCGTCCCACGCCGATACCTGAAGAGTGGCCGACGCGCCCGGCTGGACCTTCACCAAGCCGTTGTTCATCTCCCACGTGGCCGATGCCGAAATCACGACGTCGCGTGCCTGCCGTTCAGCGCCGCCAACCAGTACGCGGGACCGGCCGCCGTAGTAATTCGTCAACGACGTACCCCACCGTGGATTTATCGAGGTCGGGATGCCTCGATACACGGTGATCGAACCGCCGTCGGCCAGTACACGTGACACCGACCCGGATGGCTGAGACGTTCCGGTGAAGTACCCATACGCGCTCGCGGCCGGGGCGTGCCAGCGCTCACCGGTCAGCGAGTAGGTATTCAACCGACCGGCACCGGTCAGACGAGATTCGATGTCCGTCGAGTTCTCAGCACCGATCCGGGACAGTCGAATCGACCACGAGAACTTGACCACCTCATTGGTCCAGTTCGTGGCATCGATGTTGATGTCGTATGGCGCGTACCAGCCGTTGTACTCAGTCTTGATCGTGAACGTGACCGGGACCAGGGTTCCGAGCAGGCCCGCGAAATCCTCGCGCCGTTGCTGAAGTTCGGCCACGGTGAGCGGCGGTGAGCTCTCCTCACCGGACAGGGTGATGCCACGTTCACCCGTGTTGGCGTTCGTGGTATCGGCGAGCGTGTACCCCTCCCGGAGAGTAAGGCGCCCGATCTTGACGGTTCCCCAGATATCCGGCATCAGGCATAGCTCTTTTCATAGGCGGCCAGTGCGTCATACAGTCCCGCGATCATCCGGCGAGCAGATGTCGGATCGTTCGGATCGAGCACGCCACGAAGATTCACCGTGAGAGTGCCGATCTGAAGTCCGCCTTTTTTGGTTTCTACGCTCTTGGATTGCTGTGGGATCATCGACGGCACCGGTCCGGCCGCCCTGGATTCAACGGCTACGGTCCGGGGGATGTCGGACGTGATCCCGGCAAGCTGATTCTTCAGGGCCGGAATCTGGCTCTGAATCCCCTTCAGCAGGGATTCCATGATCACAGAACCGTTCGGGGTCAGAAGTCGGGCATCGACATCCATCGGCCCTTTCCAGTTCGGAATCTGATTCGTGACCCCGCGAAGAGCTCCTTTCAGCGTGGTGGCCGCCGCATCCCGGATGCCTCGAACCAACCCGGAGATGATGGACCGACCAGCGCTGATCAGCCACCCACTCGCCCCGGACAGCGCCCCGGTGACGATGCCCTTGATCTGGCCAACCTTGCCCCGGATCGCGCCCGGCAGGGCCGACAGAGCGGCCCCGGCCCGGCCCGGAAGGGCTCGCAGGTACGCAACCGCGCTGTCTACGGCGGACCTGATGGCGGCCGTCATACTTGTCTTGGCCGTTGAGAACTTGGCCGACATCGATGCCCACAGGGCGGATACGGCTGCACCGGCCCGGCCCGGAAGGGCGCGCAGGTAAGCAACCGTGTTATCGACAGCTGTCCTAATCCAGGCAATCGCGTTCGTCTTGGCCGTCTCGAAATGAGCTTTCATCGAAGACCACATGGTCGAGACGGCGTGCGCGATCTTTAATGGCAGCGTGGCCCAGAACCCGACAATCGACCCGATCGCGTACCCGACCGCGTACAGAACTTTGTCGATCATGGTAGAGAAGGCAGACATGACGATTCCTGGTAGGGAAGACAAGAACGACCCGATCTTCCCGGGCAGAGACTGGAACCACGCGCCCACACTGGACACGAAATCGCCGATCTTGTTTTTCATGTTCGTGAAAAACGTGATCACTGAGTTGTACCAACCGGAGATAGTCGCCCACACGGAAGAGAAGAACCCGGTGACAGAGTTCACGGCGCTACTGAAAATCTTGGGCAGGTCGTCCCTGAACCATTTGAATATCCCGATCCAGAACATCACCCCAGCAATAGGCCACTTCATCCCGGCCGTCATGTTGTCAAGGAATTTCTTTACTCCCTCGTAATTCTGACCGAGCCATAGAAATGCATTGGCTATTCCAGCGACAACTTTTTTGACGTCACCCATGAACTGGAAAAACGACTTCTGAATTTCCGGCCATTTGTCAGACAGTTTTTGAAAGAAATCGCCGACTGATTTGCCCAGCCCGGGAAGCTTGGCCGCAAGGTCGATCAGAAACGGTCCGGACCGTTCAGCCAGTGACTGAAGTCCGGGCGCCATAGCCTCGAACATGCCCGTGATTCCCTTGGCCAGCGGTTCGATAGCCGGGGCAACGGACTTGAAAAGAGAGTCGATCACTGGCCGGAGCCGGATCAGGCCCTTCTCAAAAATCGTCAGCGCCCCGGCCAGAGGTTTGGCCAACGGCTCGGACGCGCCTTTCATGATGTCCAGGAACGTCTTTTTCAGAGACCGGCCAGCCTTGACCACCTCTTTGTTCTCGCGCTGGAAATACGCGCCGATTCCGATCAAGCCGGTGCCGAGGCCGCCGACCATCCCGGCCGCGAGCGAGGCCGACAGGCCTGATGCCAGCGTGGTGCCGACCCCAGCCGCGAGCGCAGCCGCTGCGCTCAAAACGTACGGGTTCGTGGCAGCTTGCTTGAACCCGTTTCCAAAAGCTTTGGACAGGGACTTATCCAGCGGCCCGGCTATCCCGAAAAACATTTTCGAAACGAAATTCCGGCCGATGTTCGGGGCATCTCCGGTGACCCCGCGTTCAAGCTCTTTTACGAACTTGCCTCGACTGTCCCTTAACCGTCCGTCGACACCACGGGTAAATTTTTCCGAAAATGACTGTCCAATGGATTCAGCGGACGGAAGAACCGCGCCTTCTACAGCTTTAGTGTACCGGCCCCGGCTATCCCGAAGTCTTTTCGTGGATGCTTCGGTGAATTTAGATTCGAAAGACGTTCCGGCTGCTTCCGCGTCACGGTCGAGCTTCGATTTGTCCGTCTTGGTGGTGATCTCAACGTAACCCTCTGCGATCTTGAAATCTTCGGCCACGTCGAGATCACCTCACCATTCCACTAATCCGGCAAGTGCCGGGTTCGACTCCATCGATTCTCGATTCGAGTCGACATACTCCGTATCGTCTTTCCGTGCTTCCCCACCGTCAGACTGTGCCGATGCCCGGGCCGACAGAACTCCCTGGTACGCGAACACCCGATCAGTCAGGGCGAAGAACTGCGGACCAGACAGGTTCACGATGTCCACCGGCGTGAGTCGATAGAACACCCTGAAATCAGCCTCGATATCGTCCAGGTGATCAATAACCCACCATACCTGTCTGATCCGCAGCGTTAGTTTCCCTCTTTCACCTTTTCCATCTGACCAAGAACGTGTTCGCTCACAACGTCCATGATGCCCTTCAGTTGATCGACAGAGATATCATCGCCGTGCTTTCGCAGTGCCTGATACCCTGCCGATCCGACCGCGTATTCCAGCATCCAGGAAAGAACAGCCTCCATCGAGTGATCACGCAATTTGTGCATGGTCTCGATCAAAAATCCGGCCGACACCGTTTTCGGCATCGTGTACATTTCCCCGTCAATTGAAAAGACCGGGATGGTGTCTTCATCCTTCGGCCCTCCCGTGGTGATAGATACCAGTGATGCCATTGTGTTCGTCTCCTATTGATGATACGAGTGAAACGGAATTACGTAGTCTGATCGATGATCCGGAACGGCAGGATCACGGACGAGACATAGTGCGCGGCGAAGTTCACCGGGTACACGGTCTGCGCATCCTTTTTGTACGGAGTCTCGACGTCATCGACCGAAAGTGTCTTCCGGACCACGACGCGACGGCGCATGATCGCACCGGCCGCCGTAGCCGGGGCGAACCCGTCGAACAGCAGGGCGGTATAGGTCGGCTGAAACGCCGCGATCGACGAGTCTGGATCGTACGTCGAGTACGCACCGGACACGGTGACCGTTCCGCCGTTGAGCGCGGTCTTCAGGTTGGCCAGCGTGGCCTCGGCGAGGTTGGTCGCAAGCTGGATATCCCGCTTGGTCAACCGGCGCCCGGCGACATCCGGAATCTGGTCGACCTCAAGTTCGAGGAATTCCCGGTTGATGTTGACGGTCAGGCCGTCCATCGTTCCACCGGTATCGGTCCAGGTGGACGCCGACGGCGTGGTGTTGACGTTCGGGTCCGTTGGTTCGGCCGCCCCGAACGCCCCGGTGTAGAGCGTCCCGGCACCGGCCAGCAGGTTGGTCGCTGTGACTGCCATGGTTATTTACCTTCCTGGTTGGTCGGCCGCTTAGCGGTCGGGAGTGGCCCCTCATGGGTCGGGACCAGAAGGCCCTGCACCTTGAGTTCGTTGTATCCAGCCTCATCGACCTCGACGGTCTGATCCGGCCGGATGGTGGTCCGTACCGTGGTGGGGAACTCCATCAGCGGAAATCCTCTTTCTTCAATGGCCACGTCACGGCGGACATGTCCGGATGATCTTTCAATCGCATGACCGGCATGTGAGTGTTAGTCACGTCGACTACTTCGGTGTTCGGAAACAACCACTCCAGCTCATGCCGATTGTCATGAACCACGATACGGCTATTCAACGTCAGAGCCTGACCGGTCGTCCCACCTTTGAGCGCCCACAATCGACTCACGATGTCACCGTCCACTGCATCTCGACGTCCATGGAAAAGTGCGCGTAACTCGCCACGTCTCCCGGCACCCGCACCGGCTCGCTACGCGGGATCGCGGTCATCACGCGCGCGCCCATATACCCCGACGGCATGGTGAGCGGCCGGGGAACGACCGGATGATTCAGGATCGCGACGTAGATTTCCGACGCAAGCTGGTGGGCCAGTCGCCACGGTGGCTTGCCCGAGTTCGGCGTGACACCCCAGCAATCGACCGAGAGCACCGGCCGCCGAAGCGGCACGTACATGTGAGGGGTTCCGCCGACGGCCGCCACGGTGACGAACCCGGACGCCGACCACGATGAATTGTCGGTCGGCAGTTCGGTGGCCACGCGGTTGCCCAGGTACGTAATCCCCTTGAGCCACTGGACCGCGACCATCTCATTGCTCGGGTAGAAGCTCACTTCAACCCCCGATGCTTGTACAGCGCCGGTCGCATGAACGGTTGAGACGGCGTGCCGGGGTGCTTCACCCGGCGACCGAAGTACTGGCCCGTTTCGTGGTTGTGGAGGCTGTACGCGCCGCCGGACTCGATGATGTGCGGCCGTGAGCCGTACTCAGTCGGAGCCCAGTGATCCGTGCCCACGAACACGCGACCGGTGCGCTTCACGACGACGGAGTGAATCGATTTCCGCATGTCGCCAGTATCAACCGGCGCCCTCCGGTTGGCGTCCCGCTCGACCTCGCGCGTGATCTTGCGGGTGGTCGCTTCAGCAAGCCGCTCGATCTGCACGAAACCCTCGGCAGACATAATGACTTTTGCCACTGCGATCACCCCGCCTTATCGGCCATCGGGTCGAGCTCGAACGCCGGTTGTCCCGGCGGGTACAGACTACCGGATCAGACAGCGGCGCCGGAGGCATCGACCCACGCAGAACCCGTGGACCACACCGGCTTATTCAGCGTGGTGTCGAAGTAGCGAGAGCCCGGCCGCATCGTGGTAGCAGCTGGACGCCCGGCCGTGGTAAACGGAATTCCGTCGATATACAGGCTGGTAACCGAAGCACCCAATGTGAGCGGACTTGTAATATTCGATGCAAAGTGGTTTCCGATAATCGTCACTTGATCAGTTTTGGTCAACTGGATTCCGCTGCTCGCGCTCGCGCTGGTGAACACGTTGTTGCTGATTTGAACGTCGAACGTTTTAAGTGTGTTAGTCCGGGTAATAGCGATCTGCTTCCCACCAGCAAGCGTAAGAAATTCGTTTCCGCTAATTACTAATTTAGAGTACGAACCAGATCCGGTGTTTCCGGTGTCGTCTGAGTAAATACCGTAGGTAGCGTTTTCAAAACTGTTTCCCACAATGGTGAAAACACTGGTTGATATAGCATCCGCGGGGTGTAAGAACAACCCAATAGTAAACGATCCGGCGCCGCGCTTGTTGATCTTGTTTCCAGTCATACGCAATCCGCCACCGGAAACCCATTCAATTCCGTACGAAGCATTTCGAGTCGGACCGGCAATAATCTGACAGTTAACGATGCCCATATCTCCAGCATCCGGGAGAGTCGGATTCGCAATCCGGACCCCGGTATTGGCGAAATCATACGCCACACATCTGGTCATGAACCATTCATAGCCGGACGCAATATTGAAGCACCGGAAAAATCCTCCAACCACCACACTATCAAATCGCGTACACGCCCCGCCTGAATTAACTAGGATTCCAGCCCCGGCAGTCGGAGTAGTGGCAGAGTTCAAGAGGGCGAAATTTTCAAATGAACACGCATCCGCATTTACCGTGATCGCGTCGGCCGTTGCCGAATTGAACCGGAGAATGGTAATCCCGGCATCACTGTTTCCGAAAGCAGCGGAGATAGGTCCGTTGGACGCCCCGACACCGGCAATTCTTACAGGTTTGGAAATATTCAGTCCTGTAGAACCAAGATCGTATGAACCCGCCATCAGCTGGATTGATCCACCTGTAGACGGCAGTAAATCGATCGCAGCCTGGATCATTGCCCGGTCAATGGCTGCCACGCCGGTAGGTGCTGACACTCCAACCGGTATCAAGGATAGTTGGGAGTTGTTCTGAGTTCGGGAAGCTGAGGGGCTCAGATACCCCTCGTTCGTAACACGGCCTGACCACAACACCACGCCGTCAGGTCGCGAAATCGATCCGATGCCCTCAGACGCCACGAACACGTCCTGATCAACGGAGAACGTCAGGGGGAGTGTCAGAGGCACTGTTCGAGCCCGGTCCGAGTACGCCGTCACCGTGGCGCCCGTGCGGTCAGTCAACGGGCTCAGGACCAGGGTTTGGCCGTTCGTCAAGATCTTCACGTGGACACCTTTTCAAGGTCGAGACGGCGGTCATTGGTTGTCACGGTGTTTTCGACCGTGGACGCGGCCGTTACCAGGTAGATGCTACCGGTCCGCTCATCCAGTAGTCGATCGTCGAGTCGTACGTCAAGCGCCGGGGAGCACCGCGCCGTGTGGTAGAGCACGGTCTGTGCCCGGTTGTCGGCGTGACGTGTGGTGGCACGCCGCTGTTCCTGGATGGACATGGGCTTCCCAGTGAACAGCGGCGTGGTGTTGTCCACATCGTCACCGAATGCATTCGTCGTCGTTCCCCTGTACACGGTGACGGTGGTCGTAGCTACAGCTCTCATGAACCTAGTTTCTCACGTGTGGTATTTCGCGTACCCTGCCGATACCAGGGCGTCGGTCACTGCATTGATTCGAGTAGTCAACTGAGTCAGCAGTGTGATAGTTCCTTGGGCCGGAATGTCCGCTTTTGGTAGTTGAGCTACCAGATTTCCGACCGTAACTACTTGGTTGAGGACTGGAATAACCTGCGATTGCCACAATTCCATTGATGCAACACGCTCATCAAGTGATCCAGGCATTTTGCTATACCCTCTTTCGTATTCCTTTACGTTGGGGTAGACGCCTGTATCTAACCACTTTTCCGCCCTTGGTCTGGTGGGCTTTTTTACGAGCGTATTTTCTTAACCTCGGATTTGCAAAAAAGAAACGCCACTGTGCCTTACTCTTGAATCCAGACATCAGTACCCCGTCCACTCCGAATATTGATCGGATGATTCGAGAACGAAATCCAGAGACGCCCCCGTCGGAATATCAATGTTCGGGGTCCGCAACGTGCGCGAGCCTTTCCAACTCAAATTCTTCATCGACCGGGCGGCCAGCGGCGCGAGCGCAATATTCCATTCGGCGTTGTGCTGGACAGACAGGCCGTCTTGGGAGTAACTGGCCACGACAGACCGCGCGGTGAATCCCGGTTGGTCACGCAACCACACGGTTTGCCAGCACGACGCCTGTCGCAACCACTCAAGATCGCGATCGCTCATGGACGCGCTCGCGTCCGGGGTCCGGTTGGCGTAGATCGTGATCACGGCGTTTCCGGCGGCCAACTCGGAAGCAGTTGCGCTCGCACCTGTCACGGAGAGAACGTCAGGAACGGTTGCCCAGGTCACGCGCTCACCTTTCCGTGAGAAGTGGGACCGGCCCGGCGCCGGGAAGGAGACACAACCCGATGCCGGACCGGAGCATCACTACTTGCCCTTGGACTCGCGAATCGCGGCGTCCGCTTGAGCGTCGACGTTCTCGACCATCGTGGTTCCGCCCAGGTCGTTCAGCGCCCGAGTCGGCGTGTACGTCTCAGCCGACACCTCGTGACGAGCGGCCGGAACGACCGGAACCGAGTAGGTGAACCGGGTGGAACCCCGCCCGTCGTCCTCGGTATCCTCCAGCTTGGCGGCCTCCGTTGGGTGAAGCCCACGGTTCAGAGCCTCCTGAAGGGTGGCCACTTTGTTGGCCTCGTGCATGTCCTCATTTCCGCTACCGTCCGACGCCAGGCCCTGAGTCTGCACGACGTACGTCTTCCGATACAGGTTGGTCGGCGCGGTACCGGGCTCGGTCCTCAGGGCAACGACGTCCTTGTCGGACAGTTCCTTGCCGTCGGCCGCCTTCTGTTCGGGGGTGACCTTCGTAGCCATGTCCTGATCCTTTCGAGAGTGCCGTGGTCCGGGCCGCCGTCCGTCCGAACGAGTGCCCGGACCACGAATCAGGTGGGTTACGAGGTCTTCTCGAAGACCGCGAACGCCGGAGCAGCACCAACCTTGAAGCCACGGCGCATCGCGGCCTTCATCAGGGCCTCATCGGTCAAGAAGCCGATACCCGAGCGTCCGGGCTGAAGTGCGAAACCGGGGTTCGGGCTCGCGATGTTCGGGCTGAGCTTGGCCATACCCTTGATCAACAGGTCACGGTTTCCGACGATCAGGAGCGGGTTACCGGCCGGGGCCGATGTCGCCGTTGCCGACACACGGGCACCCATGGTCCAGTTGACCTGACGGCCAAACAAGGTGTCTCCCGCGTCGTCCTGAGTACCGCCACCGTTCTCGATGAAGATCGGGCGACCGTTGGTGTCGACGATGTTCCGGAACACGGCCTTGAAGGCCGGGCTCGCGGCCACGAAGATGTTGCTGTCGTCGAACCAGATCGAGTCTTCGACCTTCGCCAGGGTGTTGGACAGGTTCAGGTAGGTAGCCGAACCGGATACGTAGTTCGCGTCCGCCACGTACGAGACGTTGGAATCGGTGGTGCGAACGGCCTTGTACACGGACTCGTAGGGCACCGTGGTGCCGTTCGATGCAGCCGACGTTCCGAGAGTGGCGTTATCGAAGTACAACGCCATGTTCCGGGCCGCGTCGTTACGCTTGGTGGCCAGGATATCGACAGACGAGTCGAGGAGGTCTTCTTCAGCGATCCGGACGACGCCACCGGCTTTACGCGCGATGAGCTCCACGTAGTCGTTGGTACCGGCGGTCTCGGAGTACGCGGCACCCTTGGCCACGTTCGAGATCGCAAAGTTACCGGATCGAGGAACCTGCTTGGTGTCCGACGCCATGTTCTCCGAGCGTCCGATCCGCTCGGTAACGGACGCCTTGACCAGCGCCTGAATAGCTGTGGACCCGGTTTCAACCGCGACCCAGTCCTCAAAAGTTTCACGTGCCATTGGTCTACCCTCCTAGGGGCGTGGGGATCGAATGTGGTTGCCGTCTCGCATCACGCAGAGATCAGCCATTCGTCCCCCGCATCACGCTAGGTAGACGATCTGTGGTGCACGATATCACGGTGAAAAGGTAAATGCCCCTGTAAGCCGTGGAAAATCCAGGGCCACCAAGGGCATTTACTCAGCTGGTCGTGTAGTCAGTACGGTTCCGAACGAGTTCAGAGCGAACACTGATCTATCGTGACTCAGAACACGAACACTACCGTCGGAACCCGGCTGCCCGCAACATCTTCAGAGAAGCCTTTTCGTCCGGTGTCATGGCGGACCCGCCATCCGACCGGCCGCCGGACGTCTTCACCCGAGTAACGGTACGTCGCGCTTCCCGATCGAACAGAGCCGGAAACGTGTCCTTCAACGCCTCGATCTCGTCGTCGAAATCAGCGTCACCATCGTCATCGACGTCAACGCTACTCAGGTCCATGAGCCGTAGAGCGACCTTCGCTTGATCCTTGCTCAAGCCTTCGGCCACGAGGGCCGTCACCCCGGCCGCCCGCTTCAAGCGGATATCCGGATCAGATTTCGGTTCCGGCTTGTCCTCTTTCCCGGAATCGTCCTTGGTGTCCTCCTTGTTCTTTTTCCGGAGGTTGGCAGCCTGGTTCTTCGCGCGCTTCAGCGCGGCCTGAACCTTGATCCATTCTTCCTTTGTCGGAGGTTTGAAATCTCCGCCGTCATCTCCATCATCAGAATCATCGACATCCGCATCACCCGAATTGTCTTGTGTTTCATCGAGTTCTGGTGTGTCGTCGTTTTCAGGTCCATCGTCTTTCACATTGTCAGGCATTGCGTCTCCTATTCAACAGGGCGGTTCTTGAACCGCTGATCACCTATGTTACGCACAGCACGAGCGACAACCGATTTGGGTAGCAGGGTGACACCCTTCACCAGCTTGTCCGCCGCCCGTAGCCGTTCCTTTTCGGACTCGAAATCCGAAAGACCGCGCGCCACCGATCGCTCTGCCTCGCGCGCGAGGTTCAGGTCCGATCGTCCGGGGGGAAGGTCGGTCACCTCGACCTGACACCGGCAGTTCGGGTGCCGTGGTGGGTACAGCTGGACACCGAATTCAGGCATGGGTTTCGTGGCGAACGACACCTTATGAAACGGCTTGCCAGGTTCGGTCACCCAACCGCTGTACGCCAGGCAATCGAGACAGCCGTTCCGTTCAGCCACCCACAGGAGGTTGCTGCCTGACGCCCGGGCCACGGCCGACGTCCCGGCCGACACGGCCCGGTTGGCCACCCATCGGGCCGTAGCCTTCGATCGAGACACGGAAGTGTGAGCCTTGCCGACCACGGCCGTGATGTTCTCGCGCTCTCGCAGGTCCAATCCGTAACTTCTCGCCAGCTCGACGGCATCCGAGAGAACCTGCCAGGCAGTTCCGTTCGCACCGGACACGGCGGCCTTCAGTTCAGGGTCCAGGAAATCCGAGACCGGGCCGTTCAATTTCGGGTACCACCCCGGGTGATGTCCGAGCGTCCGCATCCCCTGGTCGATACCGAGACGAACCCCATCTACCGATCTCAACATCAGTGCTTCCGTCACGGAAGGGATGATCTCGGAGAATCGGCGGATCGCAGTCACCAAAGGTGCGAACGGGCCGCCTGCTTGGACGTCCTGCCACGTATTCATGACCAGAACAGCCACCACGGCGACCTCTGCCGCGAGTACAGCCGTGCTCTGTTCCTCGGTCTGCTCCTCGTACGCCAGGGCCTCGGCGGCGTGCTGCTCCTGTTCAGGCGTCACGCCGGATCAGGGTTCATGGTCGTGGCCTGCTTAAGCACCATCCCGATTGCCGCGCTCGCCTCCTGCTCGGACAGCACTCCCAGCGCCACGCCGGACCCGATCTTCTGTACGGCGTCACCGATGGCGCCGAGCAGCGTGATCCGGTGGGACAGGTCCATTGCTTCGGACTCGTCGTTCAGCCACCGGGCTACCTGCTCGGGTTCATACCCCGCCTCGACCAGTGTCTGATCTTGTGGCACCCCGGCCGCCTGCTTGACCGCGATCGTCTGCCAGTCGTCCAGCCCCGTGGCTGCCTGGCTGGCGTCCCAACTGACCTCGATCGAGGTGAAGGCCACCGACAACACCTTCAGGATGAATGCGGCCGTCTCAGCGGTCGGAGAGGTCAACATGGTCTTGAACCGCTCGGCACGCTTCACCAAGGGTGCCTCGGCGATACGTCGTGACTCGCCCGAGATCGCGGGGCCGGTCTGCTCGAACGCGGTGATCGGCGTCTCGGTCAGAATGGCCAACATCTGGACGTACTTCTCTGCCGGGTCCATGAACACGTTCGGGTCGGCCGCCGCGAACTGGCCGACCTCTTTCATGCCGGTCAGCGCCGCCATCGTGCCGGGTCCGAGCCGGACATTCGACCCCGTACCGCCCTGTGGTTCGATCCCGGCCGACGACGTATTCGAGGCATCGATGTCGGACACGTAGTCCGGGCCGTCGGTGTTGTCGTCGAGCACCGAATCAGAGTCGATGAGCGCGTACCGCTGTGGCCACCCGTGGCTATCGGTCGTTGTCAGCTGAGTGATCAACATCTTGTTGATCGCGTCCTGCGCGCCGTACCCGTTCTTGTGCACCGGTACGCCGTACGGAATCTCGGTTCGGAAGTGGAAGAATGGAATCTCTCCGAATTCGTTCGGAATCTCCCAGTCTCCCTGATCAGCTTCGAGGAATGGCTCCCAACCGGATTCCTCCTCCAGCGATCCGCCGGACCTCGACACCCACCGCTCGATGTGGTCCGGGTACCACAGGTCCACTCGCCACAGGTCGTCCTGACCTACCTTGATACCCCACCGGTTGAGTGCGAATGATTTCCGTCGCTCATTCTCAGCGTCGTAAATTACACGCGTGTTCTTCGGCGAGTGGTAGGTGATCTCGACGCCACATTTCAGCAATTCACGGTCGGCATAGCTGGCACTTTCGAGATCTTCTGCGACCTCGACCATGGGCCATACCATCAGGTACGAATCCCCGTATTCGAATGCCCGAAGAATGGTGTCCGGGAAATGGACATCCATATCGTTGGCGTCCCACACCTCGACGATCTTTTTGGTCGCCACCTCACTACCGGGCACCTGGATGCCGGACAGCTCAACACGGGATGCCAGGGTGTTCGGCACGGCCTTGATGAAGTTGAACCGATACCTGGCGCCGGATTGTGCGACCAGCTGCGCTACCTTCGGATCGCTGAACGCCTCATCGATCGATCCGTCGTAGTACTGCTCCGCCTCACCGTACTCAGGACATGCGTCCTGGAGCTCTTTCCACCCGTGGATCAAGTCCTCGATCATCCGGCGTAACTCCCGATCTGGATTTGGGCCTTGACCCGTTTGGGTGGACGGAGGAAATGGCGCACCCCTGCTACCACTGTATCGATCACGTCATCGTACGCCGCTCGCGGGAAACCTACAGCCTGCTCTTCCAGCATCGGGAAACGTTCCACGTGAAACACGCGGTCCCGCTGGTACCACTCCAACGCCGTGCCGAACCGCACCTCTTTCGGTTCTGAGACCTTCTCTTCGATCACCGTGATGTTCGGCATGTCGTGAAAGACGCCTTTCCACAGGTCGCCACCCTGGTTGGTTTCGACCAGCAACCCGCGTATCTCCGGGAACTTGGGTAACACTTTCATCAGCAGGTATTGCCTGATCTCTTCCGGTGACATCTTCACGCCGACGGCAAACTTCACCAGGACGCGAGCCGGTGATCCACCCTTGATCCCGGGCGCGTACCCGATGACCGCGATCCCGGTGTAGTCCGACTTCTGCTTCGAGGTTACGGCCGGGTCAATGGTGATGATGGTCTTGGTACAGGGGAATTTGTCGTATTGGAAATCGTCCCGAGTCCAGTAGATTCCGTCCCGTGCCATTGGATCGTTGTCGTAATTCTTGGCGTATGAGCGAGTATGTCTAATTCCATTGAGAAAATCCAGCGGCCATTTCTCAGGCCATAAAGAACGTTCGGTGCCGTCATCGTTTCCGACAATTGCCCTGAAGTGGCGGGGTTGAATGGCTTCATCCTTGATCCAATCCTCCGTTTCGATATCGTGGGCCGCCTTGACCAATTGGTGCATGATCGACCCAGGCATGGTCACGGTGCCGACGAACACCACACGAGCCCAGATGTTCAGGGGGAAGATCGCGTCCGTCACAGTGCCGAGACGCTTCTCCGCTTGGGCCGGGGAGTAGTTGGCCTCGTCGGGCTCGATGTCGTCCAGGATCAGGACGTCGGGGCGCAGGGTGCCCACCTTCATACCCAGAACCGCCGTGTCGATCCCCCGGGCTGCGAACACAAACCCACTCTTCGACTGCATCATCCCGGCACGGTCGGCCGTCGTGGTGCCGGACTTCCGGCGCATCGGTGAACACAGGTCCGGGTAGTCGGCCTGTAGCAAGGCGTTCGTGTCCAGCTCATGCCGGAAGGTACCCAGGTGTTTCTCAGCCTGTGCTGAGGCGTGAGCGAACGCGGCCGTGAATTTGGTGTATCCGTTGGCCGCCGCCCACATCGGCAGGATGAGGAACCACCACGTGGACTTGCCGCACTCGCGCGGCGCGATCACGCCGATACGCCCCTGCCGTGGTGATGTAGCAGGGACGCGCCATTCGTCGGCCATGCGTGCCCATTCGAAATGGGCTTCAGACCACGTGATCCGGCCAGTGCCGCGATCGGTCAGGTGGTGGGGGAAGTACAGCATGGCGAACGCGATTGGATCGGTCGCCATGCTGCGCCTAATTGCCGATTGCTCCACGAATGGCTTGAAGGGTATTTCCGAAATCAATTCGTCCAATCGCCTGAACCACTGCTTGTCCCACCGCGTCACCGATATTCGCCCAATCACAGAAACAGATGAAGAGAATGATCCAGCAACCAAGGACCAGTATTCGGCCGGAACCGGTCATGAGTACTTCCGGTATTCCAGGTACAGTTGCACCGTGAGCGTGGCGAGCAACCCGTTCCCTACGGTGAAAGCCACCGCCTGAATCCTGGTAAGCACGTCGTCGACGGTGCGCGTCTTGGTATTCGCGTGCTTCATTTAGCCTTACCTCCGAACCCAAAGAATCCGCCGCCCTTGCTCGCATTCTTCGGAGCTGCCTTCCCGTGCTTCTTACCCGCGACCCGGCGCGGTGGTGTGGTGGCCCTGCCGTTGAATGCCGACGACAGGAACCCGCTCGATTGTGTCCCCTTGGATGCGTGTCTCATAGGTAGAACCATACACACTGATGTCTATGATTGTCTACTCAGCCGCTTGATCTCACGGTCGATGTACCACGCGGCCTTGAGCAGGTCTTCTACGGCGTCGCCCTTTTCACCGGCACGCCAGACGTACTTGACCGCGTTACCCAGGTTGAACCCCATGTGCTCCGTGATCTGGATGCACTCGACACCGGACGGGTGAGCCGTGTAGTGAGCCGGGTGGTTGACCGGATCGTCAGACTTCGGATCAGGAACCCGGTCGACACCCCGCTTAGCCTGTTTGAGCATCTTGAGAGATGTCTCCCGATCGGCCATGACGGCCGCCCACTGCTTTTCTCTTTCATCGTCACTCATCGGTTCCCCCGGAGCTGTTCCAATGGCTCCCGCCACAGCCTGTTTGACCATCTTGACAGCCTCGATCGTGGATTCATTTCGAGGACACTTACAACCCGGCGCCTGGCATCCGTACCTTTGATGAACACTGACCGCGTGATCGCACGGAATACACATCTCGTCACTCATCGGTACCCCCGTGAAGGCGTAGAGCGGCCTCCGTGGCCGCTGCTTGGGCTGCACGCTCTGCCGCGTCGGACACCGTAACGTCGGCCTTCAGCGGGGCATCCAGGCCCAGCATCTTCGACATCCGGTCCTCGATCTTCAGCATCCGGTCCATGGCGGCGAGCCGGGTAGCGGCGTCACGAATGGGGTACCCATTCTCATCCACCATCATCTTGCCGTTGCTGTAAGCGGGTGCGAGTGCTTCGTTTACATGCTGCGCCATGATCTTGTGAGAGTGGCGCAAGAATTCCAGGTGTTCGGCCTTAAGTTCCTCGACTGTCTTCTGTGGAATATCCGCCCTGGCCGACGCGATAATCTGTCCTACGCGTTGTTGGGAAAGCCCGTACTTACGCGCAATAGACAGTTGAGTTAATCCACTGAAACAATAGTCACGCCAAATGTCACCGTCTCTACCCTCTAATCTATCGTCCTGTGGTGCATTCGGCATAACCCCTCCAAACTAATTAATACTATTTATTGGCAGCGTAAACAATCCATAAAATAATGAATGCTTCAAGCAATAGTCCGACCACTATACCGCGCATGCAACCCACAATACTCAGCCACTCTGTAATCGCTTCCATGCGACGATATCTGACATGATCCACACAGATGTAGCAGCTAGCCGGGCAATCGGCTCGGGAAAATCTCCCGCACCCCGGCGTCCGGAAATCAGGTGACCGACGGTCTGCCGGGATTCCCCCAGAATTTCCGCTACTTCAGCAAGTCCACCCAACTCGGGAACCTTGTCGTCAATCACCTGTTCTCGCACGAAAACGGCGACACGGGACGCCATGTCCGTTGTGCCACCGTCTCCGATAGCCGTCAGGATTTCCCGCTCGAACTCATCCACGTGTACAGACTACACGTCACCTTCCGTTCCTGGCGAACTGAACATAACGAACGCGCACGCGGTCAGAGCTATACCGATCGCTACGCACTGCGCCACGCTGAACCGAGCGCCGTAAACGAACTTGTCGAGCGCCATGACCGAGAACT